CATCGAGCAGCTGGCCCGCGCCAACGGCTGGGCGCGCATCAGCGCCGAGCAGTGGGGCGGCCGCAAGCTGCACCTGGGCGGCGCACCGCGGGGCCGGGCATGAGCGGCGCCGCACACACCCCGGGGCCGTGGGTGGTCAACCCGATCCAGCTCAATCAGGTCTGCACGCATGACGCGGCACACGAGGTCGCATTCGTCACGGTGCTGCACCCTGCAGCGGTAACGGTCGCCAATGCCCAGCTGATCGCCGCGGCGCCCGAGCTTCTGGACCTCGCCCGCCTGGTGCTGCGGGGGCTGAAGTCCGGGGCGATCAAGGCAAAGCCGATCATGGACATGGACCCGAACGCGGCCAGCGTCGACATCCGGCCCCTGGCTGAGATCGCGGGCCACGCCATCAGCAAAGCCACCGGAGGCCGGGCATGAGCGCAGTGCATGGCACGGTGAAGGTGCGTGGTCAGCACCCCAAGCTGCACCAGATCTGGCAGGCGATGCGCATCCTGCGCCGCTGGACGGTCGACCAGCTGGTGATCGCCAGTGTGGGCGTGGGCACCCGCTATGCCCGTGAGTACGTCAACCGCCTGACCCGCTGCGGCTACGTGGTGCTGGCCCGGCGCGGCCGGCTTGGCCAGGTGGGCGAGCGCAACGTGATGGCCCTGGTGCGCAACACCGGCCCGCTGCCGCCCATGATGCGGCGCGAGTCGGTGACGGTGTACGACCCGAACACCGGCATCACATGGGGCGACGGCGGCGTGGTGATCACGCCCACCAGGGAACCGGGTGCCCCGCGACCGCCAAGGCCGGCCACCGACACCCAGCGCGTCGCCCTGGTTTGCATTCTGGAAGGCCGGCCGGCCAGTGCCGCGCTGCGCGACCCGGGCAACTGCGGCGCGGTGAGCAGCATGCTCAACGGCTTGCGCATGCGGGGCCTGATCGACCAGGCCGGAACGCTGACGGCCGCTGGCCGGGCGCTGGCCGAGCACGACAAGACTGTCTGCGACGCCGTGTGCCCGCCGGGGTGGCAGCCATGAGCACGACCACCGCCGCGGCCGCACCCGCCTGGCTGCAGCAGCTGGGCGACTACTGCCGCCAGCACAGCCAGCGCCGCGCGGCGGCCGTGCTGGGCTACAGCGCCACCACCATCAACCAGGCCCTGAAGGGGATCTACATGGCCGATACCGCCAACCTGGCGCAGCGGGTGCGTGAGCGCCTGAGCGACGCCGACAACTGGATGGGTGCCCTGCGCGCCGAGGCCGAGCGCACCACCCAGGGCGCCGCGGCGCGCCGCATCGGTGTGAGCGACACCACTGCCAGCCAGGTGCTGAGCGGCACCTATGCCGCCAAGACGTTGCGCATCGAGCGCCGTGTGCGGGGCGAGCTGATGGGCGCCACCTGCGCCTGCCCGGTGATGGGCGAGGTGTCCACCCGCGTGTGCCAGGACGTGCAGGAGCGCCAGCCCGGCAAGGCCGGCACCGGCATCGGCAACCCGCAGCACGCGCAGGCCTGGCATGCCTGCCGCGGCAGCGGGCGATTCGCCCGGGCGGGCCAGTGCCCGCACTTCAACGGCGCCGGGGCCAAGCCGGCAGCCGCCTCCGCCTCAACCACCGACCGGGAGCTTTGAATGGCCATCATCCGCACCACGAACCCCAGCCTGTACGTCACGGTGGCCGCCATTGCGGTGTGCGTGTGGGCCCTGGCGGTGGACTTCGTCAACGGCGTGCGCTGCGTCACCGCCACGCTGTGGGGTGACTACCTGGAAGACCGGCGGGCCCGCCGGGCCCGGCCCGAGCCCAGCCCGGTGGCCCTGGACCCGCCGCGTGACGAGCTGGACCATGTGATCGACGACACCATCGCGCGCGAGATCGGCCAGCCCGTCTGGCTGTGGGGCAGCGTGCTGGTGCTGATCATCGTGATCCTGGTGATCGACGTCAGCAACAGCTGGCCAGCGGTGGAGCAATGGATCGGCTGGCTGGCCATCATGGCGAGGGCCTGAGCCATGCGCGCCGAACGTGGTTCCGTGCGCGACCAGATCCTGGGCCTGGTGCTGGCGCAGAAGTCGGTGAGCAATGCCGAGGTGCAGGCGCTGCTGGGTACCGATGCCAAGCACGTGGCGAGCCGGCTGGCGCAGATGGAGCGCCATGACTGGCTGGAGCGGCTGCCTGGCACCGGCTCCGGCCGCATGCGCTGGCAGCTGAGCACCCAGGGCGCGGCGCGGGTGCCGACGGGTGCCACCGACCTGCTGTCGCTGCAGGTGCAGCGTGAGCAGCTGACCCAGAAGATCAAGCGCATCCGCCAGGCGCAGGACCGGGCCAAGGCGCAGCGCGCCGAGGAGCGGCGCGCTGCGCTGGCCAGCGCAGCCGCGGCAGGCCGGGAGGCCGCTGCTCAGGCCCGCCAGGCCGCCCGGGAGCGCACAGCCCAGGAGCGCCAGGCGGCAGCCCTGCGCGGGCACAGCGCGGCCCAGCGGCCGATGGCGCTGCCCGGCAGCCGGCTGGTGGCGCCGCCCGAGCCGGCCGGCTTGACCGGCACCGTGCTGGCCGACCCGGCGCGCCACTTCCGCCATGCGCCAGTGCAAGACCCGCAGGGCCTGCTGAACCGCCCGGCCGAGCCGCCGGTACCGCCGGCGCCGCCATGCCCGGGTGGCGGCCTGCTGCGCCCGCACGGGCCGTACATCCGCGCCGGCGGCCAGGCGCACCTGGCGGCGCCGTCGCGCCGCGGTGAAGCGCTGGTGGCCCACCGCCCGCCGCTGAGCCAACCGTGACCCAGCCCTGACCCCTGGAGCCCCGATGGACACGATCCTGATTCCTATGCCGCACCTGCCGCCCGAGCGCGCCAAGACGCTGTTGCTGCAGGTGCTGGCCAGCAGCCATACCGGCGCGGCCAACGGCATCGGCGCCACGGCGCTGGCGGCCCGCTGCTGCACCAGCGAGCGCATGTTGCGCACGCTGATCAGCGAGGCGCGGGCCGAGGGCATGGCCATCGCGGGCACCCCATCAACCGGCTACTACATCGCCGAGACGGCCGAGGAGCTGCAGCAGTGCTGCGCTTTCCTGCGCAGCCGGGCGATGCACAGCCTGCACATCGAGGCGCAGCTGCGCCGCATCCCGCTGGCCGACCTGCTGGGCCAGCTTCACCTGCCCACCTGACCGAAAGGCACCCATGTCCCTGCCGCCCATGATCAACGATGACCCGTCCCACCCCACCCGTGTGCTGGCCAAGAAGCTGGCCGACGTGCTGTTGGCACCTGGCGTGAGACACGGCGATGCGCTCGGCGCGCTGATGGGCCTGACCAAGGCCATTGCGCTGGCGCACCCCTGCTGCCACGACAGCTCGATCGACGTGCTGGAGCACATCGCCGCCGAGCTGCGCGCTGCACGCGATGCCGCCGCTGGCGCCTTCAGCGGCGATGCCGACGCCGCCATCGCCGCGGCGAAGCGCGCGCACTGATCCCGCTACCACCCACCCACAGGAGAGCCCACCACATGGCCACCAAGAAGCTCAAGGCCGCTGCCGCCAGCGCGCCCCAGACCCGCAGCGAGTGCGCTGCCGACATCCGCGCCATCGGCGACCTGCAGCGCGCCTTCACCCGCCGCTGCACCGAGATGAACGACGCGATCGCCGCCATCACCGCCACCCATGAGCCCGAGCTGGAGCGCATGGGCGCCGAGGTGAAGCGCCTGCAGGCCCGCGTGCAGGCCTGGTGCGAGGCCAACCGCCAGGAGATCACCGACGGCGGGAAGGTGAAGTTCGCCAACCTGCTGACGGGCATGGTGACCTGGCGGCAGCGACCGCCCAGCGTGAAGATCACCAAGGCCGAGGCCGTCATCAAGACGCTGAAAGCCCTGGGCCTGGGCCGCTACCTGCGCACCAAGGAGGAGGTGGACAAGGACGCCATCCTGGCCGCACACAGCGCCGCCAAGGGCGCCACGGCCGACGATGCCCACCGCACCGAGCTGTTGGCCGAGGCCGAGAAGCTGGGCGGCGTGAGCGGTATCGAGGTGGTGACGGGTCTGGAGGACTTCTCCATCGAGCCGTTCGAGCAAGAGGCGGTGGTGGCATGAGCGCCGCCGCTGCCTTTCTGGCGTCCGCCTGGGCCGGCTTGGCTGCCTTGGCTGGCAAGCCCGCGGCGCGCACCCCGCTGCGCGCAGGTGTGCTGAACAGCGGCGAGCTGGTGCTGGTGGACGACGCCGGCAATGCGCAGGTGTTCAGCGCCGGCACCACCAACGTCATCCGCGAGCAGCTGATCCACACGGACTTCGCCGCGAGCGAGCTGCTGCTGTTCCCGCCGGCCGGCGGCCTGGGCACCGAGCCGGCGCGCGCTGGCACCACGGACTGAGGGGGCGCCATGCAACAGGACAACACCCTCGGCAGCCCCTGGCCGGCGGCCGTGCAGCTGAGCCTGACCCCGGTGACCGTGGGCCTGCCTGACCCTGAGACCAACGTGCTGCTGTTCTTGGCCGATGGCACCAGCGCCGAGGGCTTTCTCACGCTGGACCACGATGGCCCGCAGTGGCGCGACGTGTGCGCCGAGCCGCTGGACGATGACAAGGTGGTGGCCTGGGCCGACCTGCCGGCGCGCAGCACCGCTGCCACGCTGGACCTGGCCGAGCGCATCACCGCCATGCGGGGCGCGCTGAAGGACGCCTGCGATCTGCTGGACGGCTGGGTGATCACCAAGTGCCCGAAGCGCTTCGTGCCCGAGCACATGCAGCACATCGCGCTGCTGCGGAAGGCGGGCCAGCTATGAGCCGCGCAGATGAACTCAAGGCCCGGCTGGAGCTGGCCGAGCCGGCGTTTTCCGTCAAGGGCAATGAGGGCCGCCGCCAGCTGATGGGCTATGCCGGCCCCCAGCAGCGCAGCGACAACTGCAAGGGCTGCCTGTTCCGCGGCCACACGCTGCTGGACACCGGCAGCTGGAACGAGCGCGAGGTCTTCAACTGCAAGGTGGGCGGCTTCAAGGTGGCCGCTGGTGGCGTCTGCGAACACTACGAGATGGCGAAATGAAACCCCTTCAATTCCCCCTCAACATCAAGGTGAACGGCCAGGGCGGGGCCTACACCACCCAGGCGGTGGCCGGCCAGCGAGCCAGCAGCACCAGCAGCGCCGAGACGGCGGTGGGCCGCCTGGTCGACAAGCTGACCATCGCGCTGGCGCTGCCCGTCGGCATGCTGGCCGCGCGCCAGCTGCCGGCCAAGGGCCTGGGGCCCTGCATGTCGGTCTGGCAGATCAGCCAAAGGAGCGCCGCATGACCCGCCCCGCCGCACGCCCCGCCCAGCCGCGCAACAACGCGCTGGCGCAGATCCACATCGCCAAGGTCCAGCTGGGCCTGGACGACGACACCTACCGCGCCATGCTGTGGGCCCAGGCCCGCGTCAAGAGCGCCAAGGATCTGGACCACGCCGGCCGCGCCAGGGTGCTGGCGCACCTGAAGGCCAGCGGCTTCAAGGACAGCGCCCGCCGGCCGGGCGACCACGCCGGAAAGCCGCGGCGGCCGGCGCTGGACCGCCAGGCGCTGATGGACAAGATCGAGGCGCACCTGGCCGACGCCGGCCGGCCCTGGGCCTATGCCCACGGCATGGCGCGGCACATGTTCAAGGTCGACCGCCTGGAGTTCTGCGACGCCGACCAGCTGTGGCGCATCGTGGCCGGGCTGGAGTACGACCAGGCGCGCCGCATCAAGCGCGACCCTGCTGCCGCGCTGGCGGCGGCATCCCGTCGCCAAGCACAGGCTGACATGAAAGGTGGTCTCGAATGAGCCGTGCCAACACCGACACCCGACCTGCCGCACCGGCGGGCGACCTGGCCGCCATCACGATCGGCATGGAGCACCTGGTGCTGCCTGCAGCGGTGGCCTACAAGATGTTGCCGCTGCTGGCCAAGGCCATCACCACCGACGAGGCCTACGACCGCAAGCTGGGCTATGTCTACCGCAACGGCCAGCGCTTGCGCGTGGAGTGCAAGCTGATCAGCCGCACGGCGCTGCAGCTGGACAAGGACCGGAACGACGACTCCGAGGAGCCAGCGTGATGCAGCTCAACTGCCCCGTGTGCCACGCCGCGTTCCCGCTGGAGGCCGCGCTGCAGCACGAAGCCGGCCGCGAGGTGATGGTGATGCTGGCCGGCATGCAGCCTGAGCTGAGCCGGCTGCTGCTGCACTACCTGGCCTACTTCCGGCCGGCCAGGCAGCAGCTGGGCTGGGGCCGGGCCCTGCGCCTGATGCGCGAGGTGCTGGCGCTGGATGTGGTGCCGGTGGACGTGCTGGTGGTGGGCCTGGCCGAGGCGGCCCGCACGCTGGACGACAAGCGCGCCGCGCCGGGATGGAAGCCGCTGGGCAACCACAACTACCTCAGGCGCTGCATTGAAAGTGCTGCGGCGCGTGGGGTGGTGACGACAGCGCCCGTGCAGGACGGCGCTGCACAGATGCAGCCTGTCACCCCTGTGGTGGCACGCAGCAAGGCGGGCGGCGCGCTGATGGCACTGGAGGGCATGAAGCGATGAACCCGATCCCGGCCTGGTTTCACAACGCAATCGTGGAGGGTGTGCAGCTGCTGTACAGCCTGAACCTGCGCGGGTTTCCGGCGGCCGAGGTGGCCCCGCTGACCACCACCGGCTGGATCGAGGTGCTGTGGCGCAGCCCGGTGGCGTGGGACGAAGCGCTCGACAGCAGCCGGTTGACGGCGGGCTTCTTCAGCCTGTCGCGCCAGGTCGACCACTGGCCGGCGCCGAAGCAGCTGCTGGACCACCTGCCGCCCCGGCCGCAGCTGGACCAGCTGCCGGCGCCGCGGCCGGAGATGACGCAGGACCGGCGCGCCGCGCTGGCCGCGCTGCGCCGGCGGCTGGCCGACCAGGTGGTGGTGGCAATCCCGCGATCGCGGGCTGTAAGAGCTGACACGCCTATCCCAGGGGGTTGCCCGTTGGCGGCACCTTGCGGCACTGTCAACCCTTCGCACCAAGTTGGCGCAGACACGACTGGTGCGATCGATACGTCCAAGGGAACCTTGTCATGTCCTCAGAATTGAAGTCGTCCATGCAGGCCACGGCCCGCGTGCCCATCCATGCAGACCCGGAATACCCGGAGGTGCTGCGCGAGATCGCCGACGTGATGGAGCGCGAGCTGCGCGCGATCGGCATCGAGACCGACCTGGCCGGTGCGGTCGCCGAGACGGTGACCGAGCATGTGCGGGCCAACTTCGGCGGCACGCCGATCTACATCGCCAAGGGCATGACGATGCGGCAACGGCGGCGCATGTGGGAGATCTGGGAGGCCTTCACGGGCGGCAACCACATCGCCCTGGCGCGCCGCTACGGCATGAGCCTGAGCCAGATCTACCGGGTGCTGCAGGTGGCGCGCCACGAGATCCGCCTGCGACAGCAGCCTGACCTGTTCGGCGATCTCGCGCATCAACAGCCGGGGTGATTCCCGCGCTGTGCACCCCGATAGACTTCGGCCCTGGAGACCGCCACCATGCTGACCCGAATCGCCGCCTGCTCGCTGCTCGCCCTGTTGCCCCTGCTGTCGGCGGCCAAGGGCGAAGACCTGGCCGCCTGCCGCTGGGCCAATGGGTCGGAGATTAAGCCCGCGGTGTGCGATGGCCTGCGGCGGGCGGCCGAGCGCGATGCCGCCGACCAGGCGCGCGGCCAGGCGGCCACCGACCGGGCCATGCGTTCCGAGGCCGAGCTGCAGGCGCAGCAGCGGGCCGCAGCGGCGGCGACATCGAGCGCCGCATCGGCCACCATCGAGGCCGACCGCTACTGGGACACGCAGCGCAAGGTTCAGACCGACAAGATCAACGCCCAGGCAGCGGCGGACGAGCGCGAGGCGCTGCGCCAGGACAAGGTGCGCCGCAAGGTGTGCGGCAGCGACTATGCGCGGCCGACCGTGGGCATGGACCTGAGCCGCGTGCGCAGCTGCGTCGGCGACGTGGTGCTGGTGAGCCAGGTCAACCGCAAGGACGGTGTGGCGTCGGTCTACCGCAGCGGCCGGCTGCACCTGGTGGTGATGAACGAGAAGGTGGTGGCCTGGGACCGCAACTGACCGGCGGGCCATCCCCCAACAGTGGGCCCACCTCGGTGGGCCTTTGTGTTTTCGCACCCGCGAAATGACGCCGCGCCCACGGCTGGCCACCATGCCAGCATGCAGCGCACCCGAAGCCACGTTCTCGCAGCCGCCGCCCTGACCCTGGGGTTGGGTGCGATGCCGATCACCACCGTCGCCGACCGGGACGTGACCACGGTGCGCGACAGCACCCAGCACACCAAGGCAGTCCGCGGGCTGGCTGGCCTGAGCGGCGTCGCGGCGGCAGCGCAGGCGATCAGCGGCGGCTACCACGGCCAAGTCTGGTGGCGCCACCCGCGGCCGGGCTACACGGTGCGCCAGGGCCAGCGCATGGCGCGCAAGCGCCGCAACCAGCTGCGCGCTCGCCGCGCGGGCCGAGGCTGAGCATGGCGCCGCACAGCGACACGCGGGCCAATGTGCTGGTGATCGGCGCCGTGTTGGGCCTGATCGCCTGCCTGGCGGTGCTGGCCCTGTACCGCAAGGACGTGCCGGGCGAAGTGGTGGGCATCGTGAGCACGATCGCCGGCATCTTCGGCACCTGCGTGCGTGATGCCTTCCAGTACGAGTTCGGCAGCAGCCGGGGCAGCGCCGAGAAGTCGGCATTGCTGGCACAGCGCAGTGCGGCCGACCCAGGCGGGCCGGGCGCATGACGGACATCTTCGACCGTGGCCAGGAGCGCGCCGAGATGCTGCTGCGACAGGCCCTCGAAGCGCAGCGCCTGAAGGCGGCCGTACAGGTGGGCCGCATGGCCGACGCTGCGCAGTGGCGCGTGCTGAGCGCCAGCGAATGCGAGGGCTCCCATTGCGGCGAGCCTATCCCCGATGACCGCCGCCGGCTGCTGCCGGGCGTGCGCCTGTGTGTGGACTGCCAGGCCCGCCTGGAGAGGGGATACGGCAAATGAAGATCGAGCTGGAACTGTGGCACCTGATCACGCTGCTGATCACCGTGGTGGGTGCCTTCTGGGGGCTGGCGCAGATGCTGATCGCGGCCAGCCAACGGTCCATCGGCGAGAAGTTCGGCGCGATCAGCGACCTGATCAAGGCGCAGAGCGACCTGATCAAAAGCCAGAGCGAAGACATGCGCCGCATCGAGCGCGACCTGATGGGGCTGAAGGCCGAGCTGCCGCGCGACTACGTGCGACGCGAGGACTACACCCAGACCATCGCAACCATCATGACCAAGATCGATCACGCCACGCTGCTGATGCAGCAGGCGGTGCGTGATGCCTACGCCCAGGCCCTGAAGGCCAACCAACCCACCCACCGGGACGCACCATGACCACCGAAGTGATCCTCACCATGCAGCGGCTGCGGCGCGAACAGATCCGCTGGTATCTGCTGGTGGCGCTGAACGTCAGCCGGCCGGCCGGCGCGCCCACGACGGTGCTGCTGAGCGTGATCCAGGCCAACTACCCGGACGCGACCGAGCAGGAGATCCGCCGCGAGCTGGACTACCTGGGCGACCGCAAGCTGATCGAGATCGAGAAGGCACCGGACGGCCACCGCTGGCACTGCGAGCTGAACCGCCTGGGCGTCGACCTGGTGGAGTACACGATCGACTGCGAGCCGGGCATTGCGCGGCCCAAGGTGATGGTGGGCTGACGGCATGGGCGAGCGCAGCAAGATCCTGGACCTGCCCGAGGGCACGCGCAGCGCGCTGGATGAGCGGCTGATCCGCGGCGGCTTCAGCGGCTATGTGGAGCTGGAGGCCTGGCTGCGCCAGCAGGGCTACGAGGTGAGCAAGAGCAGCATCCACCGCTACGGCAGCGCGATGGAGCAGCGCCTGGCCGACCTGCGCCGCAGCACCGAGGAGGCCCGGGCCCTGGTGGCGGCTGCGCCCGACGACAGCGATGCAATGGCGCGCGCCACGATGCAGATGCTGCAGCAGCGCCTGTTCGGCCTGCTGCGCGACATGGACGAGATCGACCCCGAGAGCGTGGACATCGCCAAGATCGCCAAGGCGATGGCGCCGCTGGTGCGCGCCAGCATTGCGCAGCAGCAGTTCATGCGTGACGTGGCCGAGCGCGCCAAGGCCGCGGCCGAATCGGTGGACAAGCTGGCCCGCACCGGCGGGCTGTCGCAAGACTCGGCGGCGGAGATTCGCCGCGCCATCCTGGGCATCGCCCAGTAGGAGAAGGCCTTGAAGGCAACCATCGGGCGCACGGTGATCGTGCACAACTTCAGTAGCAACGGCACCACCGAGCAGCCCGCCGTGATCACCCGGGCGTGGAGCGACCGCAGCACGGCCGATGGCCCGGTGGGCGTGAACCTGACGATCTTCCCCGACTGTGCGCCGCCGGTGAACCGCGGCAGCGTGATGCTGTACGACGATGTCGAGCAGGCGCGGGCGGCGTGCTTCGGCAATTCGGGTGCGATCGCCGCCTACTGGCCGCCGCGCGCATGAGCGACCTGGCCGTCGACCTGCCCAACACGGCCGGCGTTGATGCGCCGGCCGTGCTGCTGCCGTACCAGCAGCGGTGGATCGCCGACCCGAGCCCGTTCAAGATGGCCGAGAAGAGCCGCCGGACCGGCCTGACCTGGGCCGAGGCGGCCGACGATGTGCTGACGGCCAGCAGCAGCCGCCAGGCGGGTGGGCAGAACGTCTACTACATCGCCTACAACCAGGACATGACCATCGAGTACATC